ATGACCCTGCGCGAGTGTCCCATGCCCCACCTCGATGATTTCGACCCGAGCCTCTTCGGCACCTGGGGACCCCACGCGGAGTATACTGGGGCGGAGCGGCTGGAGGACGCGGCGCTGGCGCAGGAAGTCCGGGCGGTGTTCCTGGAAACCAAGTCCGCCGGGGACGGGCCGGATGCCGCAGAAGAGCTGCGGCGGCTTTTGAACGAGATGACGGTCGAGATCCGCGAGCAGTTTTCCACCTTCCGGCGGCTGCGCACGGCCGCCGAACTGGCGCTCGAACACGGCGACGACGCCGCCCAGAAGCTGGCCCGCGCCGATGTGAAGGCGGCGACCGATGCCATGTCGCTGATTGTGCGCACGCTGGAAAAGGTCGACGCCCTGCAGCGCCAGCTGGCCCGCGACCGGGCGCTGGAAGCGGAGCGGGTGGCCGACGAGGGTGGCTACGGAGAGGCCAAGGCGCGCTTCATGACGATGATCGGGGATCGAGCCCATGAGGAAGCCATCAAGCTTTACGCGGCCTGGCAGCGCGATGGGCCTCCCGACGGGAGTGCGGCCCGGCTCGCAGCCCATGCTGTTCAGCCAGAGAGCGATCCGGCGGCGGGAGGAGAAGGCGGCCTTGAAGACGGCGCAGCTGGCAAGGTCGCACGGACAGAGCATGGATCGGGTCAGGACGGCACGTGACGCGGCGGCCGCCGCAGTGGCGCAGGGCAAAGACTTAGGCGCTGTGCTGGGCAGCCCCGCAGGTGGTCCTGATCCAGAACCCTTACCCGCCCCGACCATCGTGCAGGCTGGTCTGGTCGATCCGCCGGACATGCCAACCGACGATCCGGCCGATCAATTCGCCGACTTTCGTCAGGGGCTTGTCCGCGAATGGGATTTCGCGGGTCGCCCGGAGCAGAAGCCGCCTGAGGGCGATTGGCGCACATGGCTGATCATGGGCGGGCGCGGCTCCGGCAAAACCCGCGCCGGTGCCGAATGGGTGCATGCGCTGGCGACGAGCGCCAAGCGGTCTGATCTGCGCATCGCGCTGGTGGCCGAGACGCTGGGCGATGCGCGCGAAGTGATGATCGACGGCGTTTCCGGCATCTGCCGTATCGCCGGGCGACAGCCGCCGGAATTCGAGATCTCGCGGCGCAGGCTCGTCTGGCCAAGCGGCGCGATCGCCCAGATCTTTTCATCGGAAGACCCGGAAAGCCTGCGTGGTCCGCAGTTTCATTATGCCTGGTGCGATGAGCTTGGAAAGTGGAAACACGCCGAGGAGACCTTTGACATGCTGCAGTTCGGCCTGCGGCTGGGAACGGCGCCGCGCCAGCTGGTGACGACGACGCCGCGGCCGGTGCCCATCCTGAAGCGGCTGATCAGCGAGGCGGGCACAAGACTGGTGCGGATCGCGACCAGGGCCAATGCCGGCAATCTGTCGCCCGGCTTTGTCGAGGCGCTGGAGGCCCGCTATGGCGGAACGCGGCTGGGGCGCCAGGAGCTTGGCGGGGAACTGATCGAGGATCGCCAGGATGCGCTGTGGAAACGCGCCGACCTGGAGGCTATCCGTAGCCGACCGACGGCGGCGCTGCGGCGTATCGTCGTGGCGGTGGACCCACCAGCCGGATCCGGCGCGGCTTCCTGCTGCGGTATCGTGGTGGCGGGACTGGAGGAAAGCGGCCGCGCCATGGTGCTGGCCGATTGCTCGGTGGAGGGCGCAAGCCCGGCCGGCTGGGCGCAGGCGGTGGTCAAGGCCTATCGCCGCTTCCAGGCCGACCGCGTGGTAGCCGAGGTGAACCAGGGCGGCGAGATGGTGGTGGCCATGCTGAAAAGCGTCGATGCGGTTTTGCCGGTGACCATGGTGCGGGCAACGCGCGGCAAGTTCCTGCGCGCAGAACCGGTGGCGGCGCTCTACGAACAGGCGCGGGTGGCGCATGCCGCTTGCTTCAGGGACCTGGAGGATCAGATGTGCGATTTCGGCCCGGACGGATTGTCCTCGGGCCGCTCACCGGACCGGCTGGATGCGCTGGTCTGGGCGTTGACGGCGCTGCTTCTGGAAGGAGCGGGCGAGCCGCGGATCAGGGGTGTCTGACCTCGGAGAGACGCGGCACGCGATATCGGATCAGCGCTGGGTCGTCAGCGGCGGAGCGCTTTCGCGGATCTGCTTCCACTCGGACTCGAGACGGTCGAGGACGTGCTGGGGAATGGGTTTCGAAGGGGTGGCCTGGACCGGCTGCTGCATCGTCGTGATCTCCTGTTTCGTCATGAAAGCCGCTCCCAAACGCCAATCCGCTACCTTGGTTCCACCTCTGGAGAAAAGTAAACAGGAGCTAAACGACTAAACCGATTTAGGATTTTCTAAACCGATTGAAAGTCAGAAACCGGAAATTTGGATTCTCACGCAAGCTGTCATGCGCGCCTGTCAGACCCACCTTAGAGGGCTGTTACCGATCGATTCCCGCTATGAGAGAGTGGTTTATCATGGACATCAATCGCAGCTTTTTCCATGAGCACGTGGCCGAAACGCTTTATGGCGGCCACATGTCATCTGCCCAGGTGGAGGGGCACAATATCCTGCTCGACCACTGGGAAACGCATCATTCCGAGAACGACGACCGCTGGCTCGCCTATACCCTGGCGACGGCCTACCACGAGACGGGGCGCGCCCTGCAGCCGGTTGAGGAAAACCTGCACTACGGTGCGCAGCGTCTGCTCGTCGTCTTTCCGCACCGGTTCACGCCGGAGCAAGCCCGCAAATATGCCGGCCATCCTGAACGGATCGCCAACCGGGTCTACGGCGGCAGGCTTGGCAATGGGGACGAGGCAAGCGGCGACGGCTGGCTCTACCGCGGCCGCGGCCTGGTGCAGATTACCGGACGGACGAACTACGGCAGGTTCGGGCTGGCGCAGAACCCGGACGAGGCGCTCGCTCCGGAAAAGGCGATCGAGATCCTCGTCGAAGGCATGATCGCCGGAAGCTACACGGGCAAACGCCTTGCGGATTACTTCCATGGCGACGAGGCGGACTGGGTGAACGCCCGCAAGATCATCAACAAGCTCGACCGGGCACGCGATATCGCCGGCTATGCCCGGCGCTACTACGCCTCGATCAGCTACACCAGCGCCTTGGCGCCGGTCTGACGAACTCGGTCGCCACACCTTTACAAGGAAGACACAGAATGAAATCTCCGTTTCGCCGGCCGCGCCTGTTCGCGGGCGGGCGACAGCCCGTAGCCGATGCGTCGTCGCTCGATGGCACTCAGACGTCCGTAGCAAGACCGATCGAGGGCAAGATGCTGGGCACCGGCTTTGCGATCATGTCCGGCGAAGGTGCGGCCCACTGGTCGGGCCGCTCCTATGCGGCCCTGTCGCGCACCGCCTTCATGCGCAACCCGGTCGCCTACCGCTGCATCCGCATGATTGCCGAAGCCGCGGCTGCAGTGCCCTGGCTGGCCTATGAGGGGCGCAGCGAAATCGTGGATCATCCGGCCCGCGCCATCCTGGCAAGGCCGAACAGCCGCCAGAGCGGCCCGGATTTCCTTGAGGCGCTGTATGGCCACCTGCAGCTTTCCGGCAATGCCTATGTGGAGCCGCTGATGCTGGGGGAGGGGCTGCGCGAACTGCATCTGCTGCGGCCCGACCGGGTGGGCGTGGTGGAGGGCCGGGACGGCTGGATCACCGCGTATGACTACCGGGCCGGTGGCGTGACCCGTCGCCTGCCCGCAGAAGGGCCGGGCCTCTCGCTGCTACACCTGAAGCTGTTCCACCCGCTCGACGACCACGGCGGCATGTCGCCGCTTGCCGCGGCCGGGGCAGCCGTCGACCTCCACAACGCCGCCACCGCCTGGAACAAGGCGCTGCTCGACAATTCCGCACGGCCTTCCGGCGCGCTGGTCTACCAGCCCAAGGAGGGCGGCAATCTTTCCGCCGACCAGTACCAGCGCCTGAAGGAAGAGCTGGAGGCCGGTTATGCGGGCGCCGTCAACGCCGGTCGACCGCTGCTTCTGGAAGGCGGGCTCGACTGGAAGACCATGGCGCTGTCGCCCAAGGACATGGATTTCATCGAGGCACGCAATGCCGCTGCCCGCGATATTGCGCTGGGCTTGGGCGTGCCGCCCATGCTGATCGGCATTCCGGGCGACAACACCTATGCCAATTACCAGGAGGCCAATCGCGCCTTCTACCGCTTGACCGTGCTGCCGCTGGTGGCGCGCACGGCCGCGAGCTTTTCCGCCTGGCTCGGCGACGCCTATGGGGAGGCCTTGCGGCTGGAACCGGATCTCGACGGCGTGGCGGGCCTTGCCAGCGAACGCGAGGCGCTGTGGGCTCGCGTCGGTGCGGCCGGCTTCCTCTCCGACGATGAAAAGCGCGAGGCGGTGGGCTATTGAGCAGGGCGCCGCACGAGCGTATTTTGTAATACGCCGTATGACAAAAGGAGCCTTGCCATGGCTGATAAGCCCGTTCTGTCCGATCCGATCACGCTGCGGGTGCCGCAGGACATCCTGGACGATATCGAAAAGATTGCGCAAACGGCGGACCGCAGCCGCAGCTGGGTGATCGTGCGCGCGCTGAAATATTACCTGATGGCGGAGGGAAATGATGTCCTCCAGATCCGGAAGGGCGAAGAGCAGATTGCCCGCGGCGACTTCGTCGATGCGGAGGAATTCTTCGGCGAGCTGCTCGGCGACAAGAAGAGTGATGCCGCCTGATGCGGATCAGGATCTCAAAGGACGCGTCGGCTTTCCTACGAAACGAACAGCGCTACCTGGAGCAGTTCAACCCGCGGGCTGCCGAAACCGTGCTGACACAGATCCGGGCAGCGCTGCGCCTTCTCGCCGAATATCCTCACGCCGGCAGCCCGCATGCGGCCTTGCCGGATCGACGCCGGTTCGTCTCCGGCAACTATGTGATCGACTACCGGCTCGACGGGCGGTTCCTGCTCGTCTCGCATATCCGGCACGGGCAGCAATTGCCGCCTGAGCTTGAAAGGGACGGGGATCTGGACGCCGCGGACTGAGGGCAGGACGGCCCGAGAACAGTTGATTCAACCTGTGAAGGCGCTGACCTCATCTGTCAGGCACAGCCGCCAAGCGATTCCAGACACTAACGAAAGTCATCTCGCTTGAAGCGATGCATGAAGGCGCTTGCCCGTCCGGCGCCAGGGATCGACGCCTTGCACGTCGTATCTGCAAACATTCTCAACCAGAAAGATTAACAATGGCTGACATCGGCACAGGCACCGGAGCCCTCCTCGGGATCTGGGTGGCGAAGCTCGTGGGCTCGACGGCGGGTGCCGGCGTCTCGCTGATCTATCTCCTGCCCAGGGGTCGCCGCGAGGCCGCCACACGCTTTGTCACCGGCGTCAGCTGCGGCATGATTTTCGGCGCCCCGACCGGGCTCTGGATCGAGGCAAGGCTCGGCATCGGCGGCGACCTGTCGCGCCTCGATATTATGCTGGCCGGTTCCGCCGCCGCAAGCCTCTGCGCCTGGTGGGTGCTGGGCGCACTGGCCCGGATCGCCGGTCGCTACGGCACCAGGCCCGGCACCCGCGACTGACGGGCCCGAACCGAGCACGATCCCTTCTCAAATCTGGAGCATCTGCATGCACGCTGACCGCGGGCCGCGCCCTCTCATGCGCCCGGGCAACCGCCCGGATGGCCGAAAATTCGCCAACCTCGAACTCTCGGGGATCACCGGCGACGGGGTGTTTTCCGGCTACGCCAGCGTCTTCGGCGAGATCGACCTCGGCAAGGACCGGATCGAACGCGGTGCCTTCCTGAATTCGCTGGTTGGCCGCGGCGCCCACGGCGTGCGCATGCTTTACCAGCATGATCCGAACGAGTCGATCGGCGCCTGGAAGACCATCCGCGAGGACGCCCGCGGGCTCTACGTGGAGGGCGTGCTGTCGCCGGGCGTGGCGCGCTCCCGCGAGGTGCTGGCGCTGATGAAATCCGGTGCGCTCGACGGGCTGTCGATCGGCTTTCGTACGGTCAAGGCCCGCACCGATGCCAAGACTGGCGTGCGGCGGATCCTTGAGGCGGATCTCTGGGAGATCTCCGTGGTGACCTTCCCCATGCTGCCGTCGGCGCGCGTCTCCGACGTCAAGAATGCACGGTTTTTCCGGGACCGGGAGACCGAGCTGGTCCGCCAGATGCGGCGGGCGGCCAAGATGATGTTCAGATCAACCTTCAAGGGAAAATCGATATGACGGAACAGGCGATGCAGACCCGCACGGCGCCGGAGGTAAAGGCCGTACCCGACACGGTGACGGCGGCCTTCGACGAGTTCATGGAGGCCTTCGAGGCGTTCAAGGAGGTCAACGACCAGCGGCTCGGCGAGATCGAGCAGAAGCTGTCCGCCGACGTGCTGACCCGCGACAAGATGGACCGCATCAACCGGACCATGGACGAGCAGAAGAAGGTGCTGGACCAGATCGTCCTGAAGAAGGCGCGTCCGCCGCTCGGCCGCGGTCAGGGCGAGCTGTCGCCCGAAGCCGCCGAGCACAAGGCAGCCTTCGACGCCTATGTGCGACGCGGCGACGAGGGCAGCCTGCGCGAGCTGGAAGCCAAAGCCTTCTCGGCAGGAACCGGCAGCGATGGCGGCTATCTCGTGCCGCCCGAGACCGACACCGAGATCGGCCGGCGTCTGTCGGCGGTCTCGCCGATGCGGGCGCTCTCGACCGTGCGCACCGTCTCTTCGGCAGTGCTGAAAAAGCCTTTCGCCACGACCGGCCTTGCCACCGGCTGGGTGGCCGAAACCGCGTCGCGGCCGCAGACGAACTCGGCGCAGCTCGCCGAACTCGCCTTCCCGACCATGGAGCTCTACGCCATGCCGGCCGCAACGCAAGGGCTGCTAGACGATGCGGCCGTCGACATCGAGGCCTGGATCGCCGGCGAGGTGGACATCGTCTTTGCCGAACAGGAGGGCGATGCCTTCATCCGCGGCGACGGTGTCAGCAAGCCCAAGGGCTTCCTCTCCTATCCGACCGTGGCCGACAGCGCCTGGAGCTGGGGCAATATCGGCTATGTCGCGACCGGCACGGCCGGCGCCTGGAAGCCGACCGGCCCATCCGATACGCTGATCGACACGGTCTATTCGCTGCGCGCCGCCCATCGCCAGAACGGCACCTTCATGATGAACCGGCGCACCCAGAGCGACATCCGCAAGTTCAAGGATGCCGACGGCAACTACCTCTGGCGCCCGCCGGCAACCGCCGGCCAGCCGGCCTCGCTGCTGGGTTTCCCCTTGGCAGAAGCCGAGGAAATGCCGGATGTGGCGGCAAACTCGCTGTCGCTCGCCTTCGGCGACTTCCGCTCGGGCTACCTTGTCGTCGACCGGACGGGCGTGCGCATCCTGCGCGATCCCTATTCCGCCAAGCCCTACGTGCTGTTCTACACGACCAAGCGCGTCGGCGGCGGGGTGCAGAACTTCGAGGCCATCAAGCTGGTAAAGTTCGCGGTCAGCTGAGCTGGCCTTGGAGCGAGGCAATCTGCCATCCCCCCTCTGCCCTGCCGGACATCTCCCCTTTTGGGGGGAGATGTCACGAAGAACAGAGGGGCGGGCCACCACCTCCTGCCCCCCGCAACGAAGAAGGCTCCCATGACCTATGTCCTGATTACTCCGCCGTCTGCGGAGCCGCTGACGCTTGCCGAGGCGAGGGCGCACCTGCGCATCGACCAGCACGACGAGGACGCGCTGCTGCTGTCGCTTATCCGCACGGCGCGCGACCACCTGGAGCGGGAAACCGGGCTCTGCCTCATCGCCCAGTCCTGGCGGCTCTACCTTGACCGCTGGCCGCAAGACGGCATCATCCGGATCGCGAGGTCTCCCGTCCAAGCGATTCAAAACATTCGCGTCCATGATGCCGACGGCGCCCCGGTTGATGTTTCACTTGAAGATCATCTGCTCGATGGCGCCGGGCGCCCGGGGCGGCTGTGGCTCCGACATCCGCCGCAGCCCGGCCAGGCGCTTAACGGCATCGAGATCGATTTTACGGCCGGCTACGGGGAGGCGGGCACGGATGTGCCGGATACGCTGAAGCGGGCCATGCTTCTCCATGTCGGTCACATGTTCGCCTTTCGCGGTGTCGTCTCGCCGGACCAGCAGCCGGCCGGCATTCCAGATGGCTACGAGCGGCTGACGGCGCCGTTCCGGATGCGGAGGCTCCGATGATCGCCTTCTTCGACCCGGGCCAGATGACCGCCCGGCTGGACCTGGAAGTGCCCGTGACCGTGCCCGACGGACAGGGCGGCGGGCAGGTCACTTGGCAGGTCGCGGCCTCGCTTTGGGCGCGTATCGAGCCGGTCTCCTTCGTGGTGGAAGAAGCCGGCGCCTCGGCTGAAAGAGGCACCATCAGCCACCGCATCTGGTTGCGCTACCGCAGCGACGTCGCGGCCGGCCAGCGGCTGCGCAAGGGCGAGCGCATCTTCATCGTCAAGCTGGTCCGCGACCCGGACGAAACCCGTCGATACATCGTCTGCCAGTGCGAGGAGGATGCAAGATGAGCGCTGCCCAGGCTCTGCTTTCCGCCCTTGTGGCGCTTTTGTCTCCGGATGCAACCCTCGCGGCATTGATCGGTGCGGACGGGGTGCGCGACCGGCTTTTGCCGCGCCCAAAACTGCCCTGCATCGTGCTCGGCGACATGGAAACGCGTGACGCATCTACCGACGGCGGCAAGGCCGAGGAACATTCGTTGACGCTGGAGATCTGGTCCGACGGCGAAGGTCGGCGGGCAGGCCAGGCGGTCGCAGAGCGGGTCCATGCGCTTCTGCACGAGGTCGAACTGGAACTCGATCGGTCCGTGCTGGTCAATCTGCAGGTCTTGTCGACCCGCAGCCGGCGCGAGCCGAAAACAAAATTCTACCTGGCCGAGGTCAGGCTGCGGGCGGTGACCGAATAGGCCTCGCCGCTGCGCCGGTTCGCGCGCTGGACCAGACCGTACAGCATGAGGATGCAGCCGAGCGAGATGGCCGAGAGCCCAGCGCCGACGCCAAGTGCGGCCGTTGCGCCGACACGATCGAGAAGGGCCGTGAACACCACGGGCGCGATTGCATTGGCGAGGTTCTGCGGCAGCGACAGACGCGCCGCCTGCAGGCCGTAGTCGCGAGCGGAAAACAGCGACAGCGGCAAAAGCGCTCGCGCGACGGCGACGACCCCGGTGCCGAAGCCGTATAGAACGATGAACGCCACCAGCATCGGCGGCGAGCCGCTGAAGCTCGCTGCCAGCAGGAAGCTGGCAAGCGTGAGGGCAGTGCCGATCGTCGAGGTGAGGATGGCGTTGCCGCGCCGGCCAAGCACCGTATCCACGAAGCGGGCGGTGACGCCCAGCGCGCCGCGGGCCGAACCGAGCTGCAGGGCAAGTTCCGGCGATGCACCCGATTGCCGCAAAAGCGCGATCAGCGATGGCGACAACCCGAAGCTGACAAAGGAGCTCAGCGACGTCGCGGCCGCCATGTAGAGGAAGGCCCGGCGACGCTCGGGCGCGGTCATGTCGACCGGCTCGATTTCCGCCGCCTGCGCCATTTCGAGGCTCTCCGCAGGTTTCGGCAGCGCAAAGAGATAGAGCGGCAGGCACACCATCAGCTGCAGGCCGGCGCAAACGACGAAGGTCGTTCGCCAGCCGACAAGGCTGTCGAGAAGCGTGAGAACCGGCCAGAACACCGTAGCGGACAGGCCGGTGAACAGCATCAGGATGGCGATGACGCGCTTGCCGTTCATGCCTTCGCGCTCGATCACCGCCGTATAGGCCGGAGCCGAAAGGCCGAGCGCGCCGCCGATGCCGATCACCACCCAGGCTGCAGCATAAAGCAGGGGACCGTGCACGGCAGATAGGATCAGCAGACCGGCGGCCAGGATGACGGAGGCCGCCGCAAGAACCCGCGCGGCCCCATGGCGCCGCAGCAGCCGGCCGGTTGCCGGGCCGGCAATCGCGCTTGCCAGCATCATGATCGACAGGCCGAAGAAGATCACCTCGTTGGGCAGCCCGAGATCAGGGCCCATGACACGGCCGAGCACGCCCAGCATGTCGAAGCTGGTGCCCCAGGAAATGATCTGCGTAACGGCAAGCACGGCGATGGTCCGTATCGAACGCAGCGGCAGGATCCTGGGCATGGGGTGGCAAACCTGCAAGGCGGAATCGGACACGGGAATTGACAGCTAGCACGGCGTTTCCGGCGACAGAAGCCGAAACGCCGGCCAACCGGAAGGATGCCAAACATGGTGGCGCAAAAGGGCAGAGACCTGTTGCTGAAGATCAGCGACGGCGGGACTTACGCGACGGTGGCGGGCTTGCGGACCAAGCGGCTCGCCTTCAATGCGGAGACGGTGGATATCACCGATGCGGAAAGTGCGGGCCGTTGGCGCGAGCTTCTGGGCGGCGCCGGCATCCAGCGGGCCTCGCTGTCCGGCAGCGGCCTGTTCAAGGACCAGGCGAGTGACGCGCTGGTGCGCACCGCCTTCTTTGCCGGCAGCATCCTCTCCTGGCAGATCCTCATCCCCGCCTTCGGCGCCCTGACGGGCCTCTTCCAGATCACGTCGCTGGAATATTCCGGCGATTACAACGGCGAGGTCCGCTTCGAGCTGGCACTGGAATCGGCCGGCAGCCTGTCGTTCGGAGCGCTGTGATGGGGGCCGCAAAAGGGCGACACGCCAACCGAAGGCGCGGCGAAGTGGAGGCGATGATCGACGGCGAATGCCGCATCCTTTGCCTGACGCTCGGCGCGCTCGCTGAACTGGAAATCGCATTTGCCGCGGGAGACCTTTCGGAACTGGCGACGCGGTTTTCCTCCGGCCACCTGAAGGCAGCCGACATGATCCGCATCATCGGGGCAGGCCTGCGCGGTGCCGGAAACCTCTATTCCGACGACGAGGTGGCGGCGGCCAGCTTCGACGACGGCGTAGTCGGCTGTGCAGGCGTCGTCGGCGCACTGCTGGGCGCCGCCTTTGCGCCGGGGCAGGAGGCCCCGCCCGCAAACCCTTGAAGGCCGCAGCAGGTAGGAGACCACCCGTCGAACCCTTTCCCTGGAAGGCGGCGATGCATCTCGGCCTCTGCCTGCTGCGGCTTTCCCCCAATGATTTCTGGCGCCTGACGCCGATCGAGTTCCTTGCCATCACCGGCGGGCTTGCCCCGCGCGCGCAAGCGATCGACCGGCAGCGGCTCGAGGCGCTGATCAAGGATTTTCCGGATGGAGACCCGCATGACGGACGAGAGTGGCAGTGACTTTGGCGAAAGCCTCTCCGGGGCGCGTGCCCTGCAGGAGACCATGGCTGATCTGGAGGCGCGCTCGCAGCGCTTCGGCTCGGCGCTGACGGGCGCGCTGCGGCAGGCGACCTCAGGCGGCAAGGGGCTCGACGACGTGCTGAAGGGGCTTGGCAGCCGGCTGAGCGACATCGCGCTCTCGGCGGGGCTGAAGCCGCTGCAGACGCTGCTGGGCAAGACGGTGGAGAGTGCGCTGGGCTCGATCGGCAATGTCACGGCCTTTGCCGATGGCGGCGTGGTGCGCGCGCCGACTTACTTTTCCGCCGCCGGCGGGACCGGGCTGATGGGCGAAGCGGGGGCGGAAGCCATCCTGCCCCTGCAGCGCGGCGCAGACGGGAGCCTCGGCGTCTCCGTCTCCGGCGGCGCCTCGACCCAGCAGATCGTCTTCAACGTGACGGCGACCGATGCCGCAAGCTTCCGCAAGAGCGAAGGCCAGATCACCACGATGCTGGCGCGCAGCGTGGCGCGCGGACGCCGCGGACTATGAGGCGGCGGAACTGAAACCGGAGCATGACCATGAGCGCTTTCCACGAGGTGCGCTTTCCCCTGCGGCTGGCGCTTGGCGCAAGCGGCGGGCCGATGCGGCGTACCGATATCGTCAACCTGTCGAACGGCCGCGAGCAGCGCAACCAGCGCTGGCGGGCATCGCGCCGCCGCTATGACGCGGGCTCGGGCGTCAAATCGCTTGCCGATCTCTACGCCGTGGTCGAGTTCTTCGAGGCACGCGGCGGTCAGCTCTACGGCTTCCGGTTTCGGGACCCGCTGGACTGGCAATCCTGCGCGCCGGACGCAACCGTCTCCGCCATTGACCAGGCGCTGGGAACCGGCGATGGCGAAACCGCAAGCTTTCCCCTGCTCAAGACCTATGGCGACAGCGCCGGCAGCTGGACCCGCCGCATCACCAAGCCGGTTTCCGGCACGGTTGTGGTCTCGGTAAACGGCACGGCGGTGCCGACCTCGGCATATTCCGTCAATGCAGTGACCGGCGTGGTCAGCTTCGGCAGTGGGCATGTGCCGGCGGCCGGCGCCGCGGTCCGCGCCGGCTTTGCCTTCGACGTGCCGGTGCGCTTCGATACCGACCGCATCGAGGTGGACCTGGCGCATTTCAACGCGGGCCGCATTCCCACCATCCCGCTGACGGAGATCCTGGCATGAGGACGCTTGGCGAGGATCTTGCGGCGCATCTGGCCGGGGAAGTGACCACCACCTGCCATTGCTGGCGGGTGACGCGGCGAAACGGGCTGGTGCTCGGCTTTACCGAACACGACGGCGATCTGACCTTCGCCGGCACAACCTTCCTCGCCGCCAGCGGCTTTTCCGCAAGCGAGGCGGACAGCGCGGCCGGCCTCTCCGCCAGCGCCGACGAGGTTTCGGGCGGGTTTTCCAGCGATGCGATCCGCGAGGACGATCTGGCGGCCGGCCGCTACGACGGTGCCCAGGTGGAACTCTTCCTCGTCAACTGGGCCGCACCTGATGAGCACGTGCTGCTAAACGTCCGCGAGATCGGCGAGGTAGTACGGGCCGGCGGTCAGTTCCGCGCCGAACTGCGCAGTCTCGCCCATCGGCTGGACCAGCCGCAGGGGCGGCTCTACAACCGCCGCTGCGATGCAAGCCTTGGCGACGGAAAGTGCCGCGTCGCTATGGAGGCCTGGCGCGGCGTAGGCCTGGTGACCGAGGTGCAGGGCGGCAGCACGATCCGTGTGTCCGGCCTCTCCGGATTTGCCGCCGGCATCTTCGACCGGGGCACGATCGGTCTCTCGGACGGTACGCTGGCTCAGATCGACACCCACCGCCACCTTTCCGCAGGTATCGCAGAACTCGCCCTCTGGCTGCCGCTGGAGGTGCCTCTGGGCGTCGGAGCGGCCGTGGCGGTGACTGCCGGCTGCGACAAGTCATTCGCCACCTGCCGGACCCGCTTCGACAACCACCTGAATTTCCGCGGCTTCCCGCATGTGCCGGGCGGCGACTTCGCCTATTCCTACGCGGACGGGGAGCGGCTCCATGACGGCGGCCCGATCTTTGAATGAGCGCGGAAAACCAGCGGGATCAGGGCGATCGGATCGTGGTGCTCGCCGAGACCTGGATCGGCACGCCCTACAGGCACCAGGGCGCACTGAAGCATGTGGGCTGCGATTGCATCGGGCTCATCCGGGGCATCTGGCGCGAGCTCTACGGCAACGAGCCGGCGCCCTTGCCGGCCTATGCGCCCGATTGGGCCGAACGCAGCGGCGAGGACCGGCTGATGCAGGCGGCCATGAAACTCTGCCATCCGCTCGAGGGGATCGGCGAGGCGCGGCCGGGCGACCTGCTGCTGTTCCGCTGGCGGGCCGATTGCGCGGCAAAGCATGCGGGCATCCTCTGCGGACCGGAGCACTTCATCCACGCCTACGAGCAGTGCGCCGTGACGCGCTCAGCACTCGTTCCCGCCTGGCGAAGACGGGTCGCCGGCGTGTTCCGGTTGCCTGCGTCAACTTGAAGTAAACCGGGTTTCGCACTATAGCTGGAGTGGTGAGCGAGGCTGTCACCTCGCCCACCATTTGGCTTAGGTAGCGAATGTAACCCCAACGGCGATTGACCAGCCCGTCCGGGTCATTCTCAAGCTAAGCGTGATGCTAAAAGGCACTCGCCTCATAACCTCACCTCCATGTTCGAGTGCAGGCCACCTGCCTCAGGTCGGCGCAGCCTGGCGAAGACGGGTCGCCGGCGTGTTCCGGTTTCCGTCGACAACTTGAAGCAAAGCGGGTTTTGCGCTATGGCTGGAGTGGTGAGCGAGGCGGTAACCTCGCTCACCGTTTTGCTTAGGTAGCGAATGTAACCCGGACGGCGATAGACCAGCCCGTCCGGGTTATTCTCAAGCTAAGCGTGATGCTAAAAGGCATTCGCCTCATAACCTCACCTCCATGTTCGAGTGCAGGCCACCTGCCTCAGGTCGGCGCGGCCCATTCCCGCCGATGCGCACCGGCTGGCGCGGCGCGTTCTGCTTATTGCTCCCGAACTTCCTAACGCTATCACAATCTTGGCGCGCATCCAGTGGCATCTGCCTGGCTGCTGCGAGGTGTAACCATGGCCACTCTCGTTTTCCAGGCAGCCGGTGCCGTCATCGGCGGGATGTTCGGCCCTGTCGGCGCTATCATCGGCCGGGCGGCCGGCGCTCTGGCCGGGAACATGCTCGACCAGGCCCTCCTGAATGGCAGCTCCACCGTCTCCGGCGCCCGCCTGGCGACTGCACGCATCCCGGGTGCTGACGAGGGCACGCCGGTCAGCCGCCTTTACGGCACGGCGCGCATCGGCGGCACGCTGATCTGGGCGACCCGCTTCGAGGAAGAGGTGACGCGCGAACGCAGCGGTTCCAAGGCGACCGGTACGCGCGTCGAGACCTTCAGCTACTACGCCAATCTGGCCGTGGGTCTCTGCGAAGGCCCGATCGCGCATGTGCGGCGCGTCTGGGCGGACGGGCGGGAACTCGACCTGACGACGATCGAGATGCGCATCCATCGCGGCGACGAGGCGCAGCTTCCCGATCCGCTGATCGAGGCTAAGCAGGGGGAGGGCAAGGCGCCCGCCTACCGCGGCCTCGCCTATGTCGTCTTCGAACGGCTGCCGCTCGATGACTTCGGCAACCGCATCCCGGTGCTGCAGTTCGAAGTGCTGCGGCCGACGGGGCGGCTGGAGAGGCAGATCCGGGCGGTCACCATCATTCCGGGCGCCACCGAACACGGCTATTCCACCCGCACGGTCAGCGAAAAAAGCGGCGAGGGCAGTGCCCGTATTCTCAACCGCAACACGCTGACGGCCACCACCGACTGGCAGGCCTCGCTGGACGAACTCCAGGCGCTTTGCCCCAATCTGCAGCGCGTGGCGCTGGTGGTCTCCTGGTTTGGCACGGACCTGCGCGCCGGGGAATGCCGCATCCTGCCGGGCGTCGAAGTATCGGCCCGACAGGACGAAAGCAGCGCCTGGTCGGTGGCCGGGTTGAACCGCGCGACGGCCCACCTGGTGAGCCAGAGCGGCGGCGGACCGGCCTTCGGCGGCACGCCGAGCGACGAAAGCGTACGCGAGGCGATCGCCGATCTGAAGCACCGCGGCCTCGACGTCTTTCTCTACCCCTTCGTGATGATGGACGTCCCGCCCGGCAACGGCCTGCCCGATCCCTATGGCGAGACGGAACAGGCAGCCTTTCCCTGGCGTGGCCGCATCACCTGTCACCCGGGGCCGCAACAGCCGGGGACCGTGGACCGGACGGCAGCCGCCCGAGCCCAGGTACAGGCGTTTCACCGCAATGCCGATGGCTACAGGCACATGGTGCTGCACTACGCGGCGCTTGCTGCGACCGCCGGCGGGGTGGATGGCTTCATCCTCGGCTCCGAGCTGCGCGGCATCACCCAGCTGCGCGACGAAGTAGACCGCTTCCCCTTCGTAGAGGAACTGGTGGACCTTGCCGCAGATGTGCGATCTGCCCTCGGACCGACGCCCAAGCTGACCTACGGCGCCGACTGGACTGAGTATTTCGGCTATCATCCGGCCGACGGGTCCGGCGACGTCTTCTTCCATCTCGACCCGCTCTGGGCATCCCCCGATATCGACGCGGTCGGCATCGACAACTACATGCCGCTCGCCGACTGGCGCGACACAGACCTCGCAGCCGACAATCCGGACGGCTTCAGCTCGGCCCAGGATCTTGACGCAATGACCCGGCAGATCGCCGGCGGCGAGGGTTTTGACTGGTATTACGCAAGCGATGCGGACCGCGCGGCCCGTCACCGGTCGCCGATCACCGACGGGCTTGCGAACAAGCCATGGGTGTTCCGCACTAAGGACATCCAAGGCTGGTGGTCGAACCGCCACCACGACCGCATCGACGGCGTGGAAATCGAGGCGCCGACCGCATGGACGGCAGGCATGAAGCCGATCTGGTTCACAGAGCTCGGCTGCCCGGCGGTCGACAAGGGCGCCAACCAGCCAAACGTCTTCATTGACCCGAAGTCGGCCGAAAGCCATCTGCCCTACTTTTCCTGCGGGGCCCGCTCCGACAGCATGCAGCGCCGCTTTCTCGAGACCCATCACGCCTGGTGGCAGGGCGGGGATGCGCCAGCCGGCATGGTCGATCCGCGGCATGTCTTCGTCTGGACCTGGGACGCGCGGCCCGCACCGGCCTTTCCGGACGATCTGTCGATCTGGAGTGATGGCGGCAACTGGCGCACCGGACACTGGCTGAATGGCCGCCTCGGCACCACGACGCTAGCAGACCTCATCGCCGGCATTCTCACCGAACACGGGTTCGACGAGTTCGATGTCTCTGAGGTGAGCGGCGACGTGCTCGGCTACATCCAGGCGGACGTGACCTCGGCGCGCGCCCTGCTGGAGCCGCTGCTGACTGCCTTCCAGGTGGACGTGGCCGAAGACAGCGGACGGCTGCGGTTCCGTTCGCGGCTGGCAACCAGTCTTGCCCCCAGCGTGCTGCAGGTGGTGGCCGACACCGAGGACGAGCCGCTCTGGTCCGAAAACCGCGGCCATGACAGCGACGTCCCGGTCGAGGCAGTGCTGACCTCTTATGATCCGGTCCTCGACTACGAGCAGGCGAGCGTCCGTTCGCGCCGGGTGGAGGCGGCGAGCCAGCGCATCCTCGCCAAGGACCTTCCTGCAACGCTTGCGCAGGAGACGGCGCTGGCAAGCGTCGAGGCCCTGCTGCGCAGCCAGCGAATTGCCCAAAGGACGCTGAGCTTCGCCCTTTCACCCGCCGACCTCACCGTCGAGCCGGGCGACGCGGTGGAACTGACGCTGGCCGATGGCAGCGGCCCGGCGGGCACCTTCATCGTGGAACGCATCGAGGAGGGCGAGGTGCGGCGGGTGGAAGCGCGCCACCACGCACCCCTGGCACCTGCCGATCATGCCAAGGCGCCCGGCCGCCGCAACGACGACAGCAGCGTGTCCGCTGGTTTCGCACCGCTTCTGCACTGGCTGGACCTTCCCCGCTATGACGCCGGCGACGCCATCAGCTTTGCCCGCATCGCAGGCTATGGCCGCCCCTGGCGGCGCATGGCGGTGTCATCGTCCACGGCCAGCGAAGGCTACCGGCTGCGCGCAAGTCTCGATCGCCCGGCCCGGATCGGCGCGCTCGTGCAGCCATTGAACCCGGGACCGCTCGGCCGCTTCGACCGTGTCAACCAGGCGGTGCTGCAGCTCGTCTTCGGCGGCTTGTCCTCCATCACGGAACTGGCGGCCTTGAGCGGCGAGAACCGGATCGCGGTGCGATCGCTGAGCGGCGCCTGGGAGGTCATGAGTTTTGTCGAGGCTGCGGAAACCGCCCCAGGGATCTGGCGGCTGGAGGGACTGCTGCGCGGTCTTGCCGGAACGGAAGACGCAATGGAATCGGGTGCCGCGACCGGTGCGCCCGTGGTTCTGCTCGACGAGGCGGTGGTCTCGCTCGGCCTGTCCGGCGACGAAAGAGGCCGCAGCCTGAACTGGCTGGTGGAAAGCCGGGGCGCGTCTGGCGGTCGCAGCGGCCCGTTTGCCTTCAGCGGCGGAACGAGGGCCGAAACGCCGCTCGCACCCGTCCATCTGCTGGCCTCAAGGGACGCCGCGGGCACCCGACTCAGCTGGACGCGGCGCGGGCGGATCGATGCCGACGACTGGGAGGCGACCGACATCCCGCTGGAGGAGCCGTTCGAGCGTTACCGGCTGGAGATCCTGGATGGCACCGCCGTCCGCCGCTCAGTCGAGGTCGACAGCCCCGGCTATCTCTACACGGCAGCCGCCGAACTGGCCGATTTCGGCGCCCTGCAGCCAAACCTTCGGGTCCGTGTCCGGCAGATGGGCCGCGCCGTCCCGCTCGGCATTGCCGCCACGGCCCTGATCGAGGTCTGAAATTAAGGCACGAGCAACCCAGAGGGAACGGAAAGCCATGAGCATTGTCAACGCTGTAGAGCAGGTTAAGGATGTCGCGGAGCAGGTTGCGGGAACGGGCGTCGCCAAGGCCTGGTACCAGTCGCGTACCGTCTGGGGTGCGCTGGTCGCGATCGGCGCGACGCTGCTGCACGGCTTCGGCATCGATCTCGGATCAGACCTCCAGAACCAGCTGGCCGATCTCGCCATGACCCTTGCGGGCGCGGCCGGCGGCCTCGTCGCCATCTATGGACGTGTGAAGGCGCAGGCGCCGATCCGGGGAAAGTGAGCCCGGTGCCGAAACCATTACCGAGCATTCATTTGCCATTCAGCCGCCTTTGACTACATAATCCATCACATGCTTTGGACATGAATCCTTATCGGCTGGCGAGCGGAAACTGTAGACATGGCACAACTGCCGATTATCGCGATGGTTGCCGCCGGGCTGGGGGTGTTCATTGCCCTCGAAGCCGGTTCAGCGCCCGCACGCGATTATCTCGTGTTCGTGGCCGGCGATTGCGGCTCCGCTGCATCCCGCGTGGTACGCGAGACAGGTGGCCAGCTGCTGTCTGCCCAACCGTCCTCGGACGGCCAGACTTGCGTCGTTACGGTGCTCGTCCAGGGCAGCGGAAGCGAACGTCCGCGCAAGGTGACTGTCCGGGTGCCGATGTAG